CGGGGGGTTACCCTCCCGTTGTTCCATGGTAGGCCGTAACAGGCTCCAGCTAAAAGTACATCCTTATCGAAATGATCCCAGCTAACGCCCTTAAAGCGCGCTGGTCGATAAACACGGATGTACCGGATGCTGCTACGAGTTCTGGTTTGCCAGAATTCGGGATCATCGTGCACGCATAGGTCACCGAGGACTTTTGGTCCTCGTATCCTTCGGATCGTTACGGGCAAAAAGCCCAAGCAACGAAACCATGCATGTCGTAGGTCCAGCCCACGGTATGAAGTACTAAAGCACCCAGAAGGGTCCAAAGCACGAATACCGTTAGCCATAGCAATATAATCTTGAGGTTCATTAGGTTCTTTCTTCAAAAAGTATGGACGAACATCCACGCCTTCGAAGAAATCACCGCCACAAGACTCCCTGAAAGGACCATCAACAAAGGTTTTATCCTCGTTTACAGTCATTCCAAAGTATTGCAATGCAGCAATAACGTCGCGAGCATACTCAGTTCGTACGATGATGTCATCGCCGAAGACGTGTAAGTTTTCGCCAGGTTTGGGTTCGCACCCATTCTTAACGTAGACCGCACGACAGATAGCCAAGAAAATGGCCGTCTCGAGCTCGAACGTGTACCCATTTCCCATAGCGCTGAATTTCTCCAGCACTACGTCCCTGGTAGACCCATCGGCTAGTTTAATACTAGTAATGGATTCACGAAGGTCGTTCAACGGTTCATACCATTGATGGGGGAGCAACAGCCTGACAAGGGCTGAAGCAAGGGTGTCACTAGCTTGGCGTAGATCTATTGTTGCAAAGGCGCCAGAGATACTGGCGGCACGGGCGACCTGCCTGTGCTTCTCCTGTGCATTCCTCAGGTCAATTCCTGAGTCCCGCAGTCTACCTCTCAGAGCCCGGCCGAAGCCAAGCTGGAAGAAGAGGTTGATGGAAGGCCCGATGCATATGCCTCGGTCCTTCGTACAGTCTTTAGGCACCGTCGTGAAACGATTCCCTCGGACTATCTGGGGAGATCCACTACGAGACGCTACGGCCCGACCCCAGAGTGTTCCACTCCAGGGTACTAAAAAGGGCCAAGCATCCCGTGTCATGGTGGGGCTTGAAGACATTTTATCAGGCACAGTCGTAAAAATGCCTGTATCTCCGTAAGTCGAACCTGGTCCAAACCTACCTGCAGGATTTGCGGGTGGGCGTTGACCGATTGTGGCTACCATCTCTTTACGGATGATCTGGATAAAGTCCAGCACCGCCTCATCATCAACACCGTAGGTGTTGTAGATAAAGGGAAGTAGTCTCTGATTGGTTCGATAACAGATGCGTTCAGCCTCGAAGAATCCGTCCACGGCGACCTGTTTACGGTCGATTGTGGTGGGCAATGGCTCATATTTCCTCAAAAAGGAAACTGGGACCACGGCACGGAAGTAACTTGAGGCATCCGCAAACTGTTTAGGGTCGACCTTGAGCGCAGTTAGGTCGTCCCACCTCTCCTCTTGAATGCACTTGCGCACATTTTCTGAGAAAGGGCCAGAGAGGCCATCGCAAATAGCGAGGGCCACGGTCTTCACATCACGTGAAAGATCGCTTGATGTCATGTTTCTACCTTATTGAGGTGCGAAACCCGACTTGACGCAGTCTTTAAACAAGACAGAGGCGATCAAGTTGGCGCTTTGTGAAGCAAACTCGTTGATATCAGCAGTCGGCATGCCCTGAGGCACAACGACATTGAAGCTGAAACTGGCGAGATTGATTCGGCGAGAGACACCATCGGCACCCACAGCCGACTGTTTCCAGTCGATCACCCCTTCAACACGTCGGATAGTGCCGTCCGAATTCGGACGGCTAGTCATACGTGCTTCAGGGTTGAAGCTCGGAGCGGGGCCAACTGAGACATTCCGCCAGATGGCGGGTGACTTATCACCTCCAGATGCTTGGATGTTAGTCCAGACCTGATCGGTGGTGCCGTCGTTCTTTTTGACGGTGATTGCAGCCATATTTGGCATGATGGTATTTCCTATAAAGGAGTTAAAGATCCCGAATTAAGTGCTTCGGAGAAACTGCACAAGAAGACTCACGGCTGTCAAACCGCGTGTCAGTGAGAACCCTGTGAAGGGTTTCACATAAAGCTTTGGAGTTGATACTCCTAGCTTTCGTTCGACTCTTAGATGTTCGGTCTGGCGATAGGCGACTTCCGCCCCTTTCGCAATGTATGCAGACCTAATTTTATAAGTGTCGGACGCAGTTACGAACCGTGTAGTAGACGCGTACTGGAGATCCAGTCCCGCGAAGTCGGACGGTAACGAGAGCATTTGCTCCACGTTCACGAACCAATTTACTACAAAGCTGAAAGGCACCAGTTCGTAAGCGAGCACAGCCGGGTTAAGTAAGCCCAGTTGCTCGTATTGTCTAAGACTTGGGTTGGTTACGACAGCGTTGCAACGAATCACAACGCTTTCTCTCCAATTGACGAAGTTTCTAATTCGCCCAAGGGCAGACGGTACAGAAGGAACCTCCTGATACGTAGCCGTGCCCCCCGCGACGTAGCGCTTCGATAACCCTTTGAAAGGTTTCTCTAACGCAATATTCGCAGATGCCCAAATATCCTTGACAAGAGGCTCCCACCCGAAGTGAAACTCCAGGTAGTTGTCAGCGTAAGATTTTGCATGTCGTTTGACACGCAATTCGACAGTGTCGGGGGTTCGACGTAAAACGCGCCTAGATCCGTTTGGCATGATGAAGAAATCAGGTTCCCGTAGGTCTGATCTAACTCCATCTCGAACGGATTTTTGGTGCGCATCGCGTCTAGCCTCCCTACGTTTGGCAAACCGCCAAAGCCTGTCGTTTACGATTCGTGGTCTTTTTACAACCACGGCGTTCTTCTTACGGGCTACGACTGTGAGGCCCAAAGCCTCACAGGCCTCGCCCAAACGGAAGCTTTTAAGAGCTTTAGCAAATTTTAGAGTTTTTGACAGCCGTGAGGCCATCATATCTAAACCTTGCTTCCGTTCCGCTATGTTTACGCTTAACAGCGCCTGTTCCTCGTTTATCTTTCCTTTAAGCTTCGCGTAGGCCTTACTAAGGGCTTCAGCTGTGCAGGGAGAAGACTCACCGAGGGAGAAATAGGGGCTACTTGCGTCACCCTCCGTCCAAGCATACAGCGGCTTGGACGTGCGATGCATCATGATGTACGGTAGAGGCGCCTTGTAAGGGGCGGCTTGCCGATACCATTGCTGGTATTTATATAACCATGATGTTGTCACCACATATTTCGCGAAAGGACCGGTCATAGCCATAAAGGGCTCCAAGATGTCATGCTTTTTTTGCATGGTGCATTTGGAGGACATCCCTAAATAGTGTTTACGGGCATCTTCATGCCCCCCAGTTTGGGCCTCAGGAGGAATTCTAGATAATGACTTCTAGAACCTGAGGAACTTACGAACAGGATCATTAGACCTGTGAGGAGACCCGCGAGG